TTTTGTTTTTCGACTAGCGTTTCCATAGACAGCTATATCTATAATTTCATTCCAATCTGTACCACTATTCAAGGCGGAGAGAGCCAATAGGATATGATCTCTGAGAGCTAGGGCTGATATCTGGTCAACTACAAAACCTGGCCAATTCAAATGTACACCAGTTTTTATGAGTGTACCCGATTCTTTAGGTGGTGAGATCGAAATGAGACACTCTTTTCCACCATGTCGTTTCACTTTGTCACAAATTACTTTACAAATACTCTTAATTTCATCGACTTCCAGGGGTTTTTCATCTTTGTAGTCAATGTCCACGAAAAAATTGTACCTCTCACTCTTCTGCTCGACAACGTAGAGCTTTTCACCACACTTTACAGCATCTACATACTGTTCATAAAAATCATTCAATTTATCAAATGGCACAGAAAGGACACCACCGTCCATGAGCACATGTGATAGATTGGTTGCATTATTAAATTTTTGAGATGCACACCAAGCCTTAAACATACTTGGAGTACACGCTTATTCTCTAAACCACCTCATACAAGAAACATCTGGAAACTCTTTTCCTTGGGACAATTGTTTCTTAAAGGTGAGCAGTTCATAAACTGTCATATCTTTGTTATTTTCTTTCCACTCCTCAATTTCCTCCTCACAGAGACCACGATTCTTTTCCAATAGTTCTCCAATCTGCATTACAATGTAAGCCTTGGACTTCATTATTTAATAGAGAAGGTTTTTCTATTGTGAGAACTTATACACGCATAAAATTGAGGATTCTTAATCACGTTATCCACTATAAGTTTCCATCTCTTACGTGCATTGAAATCCTCTAGGGTTTCATAATTCATAAAATCATTTTCATCGTATGTTTTTTTAATGGGTTGATTCAACAACTTTTTTAGATTTGTCTTCTGCTTCTCATCATAAAACTTCTTCACCTGGGATTGTTGCTCTGCGAGTGAATAATCCACGAAGAATATAAAGACATTATATTCGAGATCCACCCCTGGACTCTCTTTGACCACAAACTTAAATTCTGTATATTCACCACTTTTTAAAGATACTACACCCCTCGTCTCCTCCTCGAGTTCTCTGAGAGCACACCGAAGTGGATTGAAAATTTCACGTCGTCTACACCCACCAGTGACAAATATCCAATCCTTAAATCGACGGTCTCTCACTGTGAGAAATATAGGTTTTCCCGAGGCGAAAGTAACTGGTACTGCAATTGCTTTATACTTTTTCATTGCGCATTCGCAAGTTAATATATGATGATATGTTTATTCTTATTTTTTTTCTTCAATTTTTTGTGTAGGTTCAGTCTCGAGTTCTTTCTCCTCTTCCTCTTCCTCTTCCTCGAGCACGGGTGTGTTCATACGCTGAACGAGATGCTCTGAAAATGTTCTGAACCCAGATATTTCCTCCTTCGTCTTATTGAGTTCCCTGAACAGGAAAATGATACCAATAAGACATACAGCTGTCGCGAGCATCATAATATTTTCACGGTTCATCTGAATCATTTATAGGTTATATTCGACTATACCTTTTAAGTAAGTACACCCATTTTAGATTTACCTGGGGTGGGACACTCGTATGGTGTCTGAGCAAATTGAACGGCTTCGTAATGCGTGTTTTCACAGGACTTTTCGGTTGGTGGCGTGGGCTGACCAACAAACTTTTCGAGTGTCCTGGATTTGGGATTGTACGTCAATACAAAAACGATGGCGAGAAGGAATATAACCTTCCAAATCATTGTTTACTAATTAGTTAGAATATAAAAGACCACCCATACCATTCTCGATACGGAGGACATTGTAGTTCACCGCGTAGATATCCTTATCACAGTTGGCAGTGTCGTTGATGATGCGCGCGGAATCGAGGCGCGAGAAGTTCAACGAACCAGTGGGTTGGAGCTTACCAGCATCGAGGCAGAAAGGGTAGAAGAAGAGCTTGGTGCCAGGAGAGCTTGTACCGTGGGAAGTGTGGTAATACAAAGGCACGGTGGTGTAGTTGGGATCGGCAAACTTGTAGTCGGCCACATCAGTACCGTTGATTTGGAGCTTCAGCTTGTTGGTCGCTGTGCTGACCATCGTGACCGCAGAAGCATCACCAGCGGCGATGTACTTGACTGGGTGGTTAAAGTTCAGCTCCTGGATCTTGGAGTTGGAGGATATCGCCTTCTGGACCTGGGTCATGATCATGTTCTGGGGCTGAGAAGCAAACACTTCACGCTCCTGAGTATCGAGGTAGGCGTAGTTCGCGTACACCTCCCACTTACTCGAGGCAGCCTCGATACCCCAGGTGATACGAAGCTCGACATCATGGTACTGGAGGGAGATGAGAGGGAGGGCCGACTGCCAGTTCTCACAGAAGGAGAATCGGAGAGGGTAGAACTTAGAAGCGCTGGTGCCATCATAGAGGCTGGCCGACGTCGACTTAGCGGAAGAGAAGGCTGAGAGGGTGGGGGCGATGAGGGTCGAGTAGGTTGAATCCTGTTCATCAATCACCTGACCTCCAATTAGGAGTTCGACCTTGGAGATCACATCGGTCCAGTTATCAGTGAAGGTGTTGGCCGAAAGACCATCACCTTTGATGGGCATGAGGTAGACATAGTTGAGCATGTCACCCTTGCGCTCGAAGCGGATGGTGGACATGCCATTGTTGGAGACGTTGCCCTGAATGACCTGACGCTCAACAGTTTGGGAAAAGTTTGTGTGACGCTTGTAGCTAGAACGGAAAAAGCTGACTTGGGGGTCACCAACCAGGTGCACATCCTGAGCTCCGACGGCTACGAGTTGGGCGATACCACCAGACATTTTATAATATAGTGAGAGTTTATTTTTAAGCTTCGAAGTCCGTAGGACTTTTGGGAGGTTAGATACAATCTTCTTATAAATTGGGATACAGTTTGTAAGAAGTTTATTTTAGATGGGACGAGTACTTTACATCTACGGGTTTTCTAGATTTTGAACTCTCGTTAAAATACTAGTAACTTGCGTTTCAAGTTCTGATATCCGCAATTTATCAGCTTGTTGCTGCCTGTCCACCTCTTGGAGGGCTGCCGTTCCGATAGTCCACAAATAGTCCTTGTTGATATGATGAAAATCATCGATTTTTTGACCCCAAACATATATTTCCGAACCAGGATATGTAGTTTCGACCCTCGTGTAAAAATCTATTACCGGGGCGTATATAGCTTTAACTGTGATCGATTCATATTCTTCAACTGATACAAAAGTATTACCGCTACTGTACCCAAGTACGTTTGATGTACAATCCGTCGAATCCTGATATGTACTATATTCTTTGGGTGTTAGTGTTATAGTTTCGGTCACAGTTATCACATTCCCATTTTCATCGAATGAACATCCTAAATCAGAAATATCATCAATGAAACGAATTGTGTTTGCATCTACTATCTCTGCAATTTCTAATTCTTTACGGACTGTACCCCTATCGTATGCGATGATGGTGGTCGCGTTACTTTCAAGGTTTGATGTATTAAAGTTTGTGAATGTTACGGTATTATTTGAAGTGATGTTTGCATGTGTGTAAATATTAGGTATTTCTCCATCCGTGATAGACACAGCTCGTGGAACCACCTCCTTCACTTCTTGGGCGATGAAACCTATGACGGATTCATCACCCCTCTCTTTTACATCCTTGTAATTGTAGTATTTTGGCTTTAATCCACGAAGTTGGTCGAGAGCGTACGTATCGTTTATATCGACTATGTTACTCTTTATGCGTTGGTCACTAAACGAAACACTTCCACTGGAACGAATGTAAGCTGCGACGTAAAGTCCAAAACCCAGGTTAGCTGGGTTGGTGTAAATACCACCTTTGAAATACCCCCTGTTACCAGAACCGTAATTTGTTGTGGTTTCAACTCCATATACCTTTAAACCACCACCTGACGGGACAACTAAACGTTCACCGTTAGCAGTTCTTACCGCGAATGTGTCATTCGCTGAAAACCCGAACATAGTGTCGTTATCACCTCGATGTCTTATATATCCATCCATTTCGGGTGCGCCTAACATATAGAAGCCCGTTGATTCCGTTCTGGCCTTCTCACCGCCGTTGTGGTACAAACTTGTAGATCCATTCCTCGTAATATAAATCGCCCATTCATTATCCATATCATTATAGATACCAACATGACTGGTGTTTCCAGAGTCGTCACTCATAAATACCCATCTACCATCAACGGAGTACCCTTCCCAGTTCCCCGAACCTGTCCCAGTTGTTTGCACCGTTCCGTAGCTACCCGACACTGAACGAAGACCTTTGGTTGTACTATTACCTATATAAATGTTATTCGCAGAGAAATGTTGAGAGGCTGTACCAGCTAGGGCCGCACACCCAATACGTGACCTCACTGCGCTCATAGTCGAACAAAAACGGATGTAATTATCCGATGTACTATTCCTAAACGCTATACCGGCACCACAATTACTTTCATTTGTGTAATCCGAGCGGCACAAACGAACATTAATATCACCGGCACTATCTCTCATCGCAACTGTTGATGCGGTGTCGGCTGAGGTTGCACCAATGAAGGTTCTAATAGCAGCGGCTGTACCGTGACGAATATAACCATCATTACCAGTTTCAACCATTACCTTAGTAACACCTGTGCTAACATCATTTGCTGTCGTGTTAAAGTAGTTTGCAAATACGTATCCAGCTGCACTTCTCCGTACGATGGTATTGTTACCAGCATCCGCACTTGCTGCGATTGTAGCAGAGTTCGTCTGACTCGCTATACTGCCCGCTTGTCCAGTTGTGTTTTGGTTTAAGGTTGCAACCCTTGCCGCCGCGACGGTCCCAGAAGATATATTACTCCCGTTTAATGTTGTAAGACTTGCCCCACTCCCACTAAAAGTGGTCGCCGAGACTGTTCCACCAACAGTTGTGTCACTACCGATTTGTAACGACCCAGCCGAGTACCAGTTTAAATAAATGCTTCCATTAGCAGCACTATCCATATGTAAATTACCACTTGAGGTTCGTATACGAGAGATATCATTGCTATTTGTAGTTGACCAGCCCCCTACATATAAAAAGGCGTTGTAACTAGCGTTCTTAAATACTAACCCTTGTGTGTCAGTCGCAGACCAAGTATATGTAACACCCGCACCCACTGTGTCATCTGCA